TGCTAGTACGCTACCAGGCTGCGCTACATCCCGCATTTTAGTATACAAGAAAGCCACACTATAAATTTAGTATGGCTTAATGTGATCGCGACAGGATTCGAACCTGTGACCGTCTGCTTAGAAGGCAATTAAACAAACACTATAAAACACTTAAAAACAAATAGTTATAATGCTTAAAAATAATTGTAATCACTTTTTAATTACTTTAATTGCTTAAAACAACACCCACAACCAAGCCGCCAACCACACCTAAAGACGTTGGTAATATCCAATTATTTTTCTTTTTACGCAAGGCCTTTACAGAATTATCTAATTGTATCTGTAGATTTTGACGTTGCAACTCTATAGTTTGAATTTGCTTAAAATACTCTAAATTACTTTCCACTAAACCATTAAGTTGGTTAAGCTGTAAATCATAAGCCACACGAAGACTATCGCACTTACGACTTTCTTTTGCCATAGATTTTAAGGCTTTTTTAGATATGGTAATACTATCTGGTGCCTTCGTGTTTTGAGATGTAAGCGTTAAGCTCATCATCATCAAGATTAGAATTGTCAATAATAGCTTCATCCTGCTTTAGTTTATCATTTATAGCTTTAGACTTCTTTTTAGTAACACTGGTTTTAGTTTGCTGTTTTTGGGTCAAGTCCTTAATCCTTAAATTAAGAACTTTAATACTGTCTTTTACAGTTTTATAATCGCGCTCTATCTCTTTAAAATACTTATATTTATAAATACCTTTTTGCACAGTTACCACGGATCCATAAATGAAACCAACAGCAATAATAACCAGGAATAGTTTTTCAAGTGTGGTGCGTTTTTTCCAAAAAAATAGTAGAGTGCTCATAGATGTATTATCGTTTCATTTCAAAGTGCGGCACATCTACAAAACCGTTTTCAATATCATCCTGGTTAAAGTCGCCACCCCAAACATTATCTGGATGCAGACTTTCCCAATAGTCACCTAAAGGTTTAATTTTATGAAAATCATAAGTTAACCGACCATTTATAAAAAAATTAAAATCTACAGCCAAACGGTTAGCATGGCTACTATACAAAGTTTTACTAAGCCTTCTGCTTTTACGTAGTTTAATACCTAAAACACCACCTTTAACCACCTCATAACCAAAGTAGTTGAGTAAAATCTGTGAGTTAGTTCTATGAGCTTCACCAAAAGTAAGCTCTATTTCTAGCACATCATAAGCATAGTTTATTAAACAACCTATATTGCGTGTAAATATTCTTTGTGTTTTACTTAGACTCATCGTTTGGCATTTTTAGTTTTATCTCACTTATTAAAATACCTATATGGCTTTTAAGAAGTTGTATTTTTTGTTTCCTAGCTTTAATATCTGGCTCTTCTTGGTATGGTATAATAATATCCATAGGAATTTCCATCTTTTTTTCTGGTGCAGTAACTTTTGGAAGTACAAAAGTCATACCCAAAACAATTACAAGCAAACTACCTAGCGTTTTCATTCAATCGTTGTTTTAGTTCGTCGGCCTGTACGTTTAATCGTTGCGCCTCAAAAAGAAGTGCTTTAAACTCTTTTTCACTTTCCTGAAGATACGTTCTGTAATTCTCATTACAGGTCTCAAGTTTAGCCTCAAGAGCAGCCTTATCACCACGATATCTAGTAACAATGCTATTAATAGTAGTTCTATGTTGCTCATTTTCCGTGTTTACTTTATTTTCATAATGAATTATTACAGTACACAACGTCAACACTATTAAAGCTATTATTACATTATACCTTTGTTCTAAAGGCATTTTAGACCATTCTTTTATTTTTTTAAAATTCATTTGTCTATAACCTTAATACATCAATTAATCCCTCTATTGTTGTATTAGCAAGTAATTTTTTAAACAGTACCAGATTTTCGCTTTATCACTTTTAAAGCTGCAGATTTTAAACCATTTTGAATAAACATCATGGCAAAACCCAACAAAGCAAAGGCACCATCTCTTAAAATATCAATCTCAAACTCTAAATTGAAAAAATAGAAAGCTGAAATTCTATACGTTTGTGCCAGTAATATTACCGCACCCAAAAGCCACACAAACGATTTACCAAATTCTTTTAATTTATTGAACATATCTCTTAATTTATTTTTAACAATATATTTTTCTAAGTTTCTTTATTTAAAATATTAACCAACAAATCATCTATAGTCGCAGTATGCCTATCTTCCCAGCAATAGAAGCAGAATTTTATAAAAACACATCTTAGATGTTGCATTTTCACTATATCTAAAAAAGCATCAATATGTCTTTCTACAGGAGTAACACCTTCGTTATCACAACGCGCTATAAAAGATCTTATAATATCTGCATTCATTTCTCTACCACTTTTAAATCCAACAAATCAAAACTGCCACCATTGTTATTCCTGGCTCTAATTCCCATCCTTAGCTTTTCTGCACCTTCTACAGTGTACTCAAAACTATGCTTCCCTTCTTCATAATAACCATCTGGTAAACGTTGGTTTGATGCCTCGTCATAAAACCAAAAATTAATTAAGGCTTCTCTGCTAGGGTCTGCTAACTGAATGGTAAATGATATACTATAGGTAGAATTGGGTTTTAAGTTTTTTTTAAAATCAAAATAGATGTAGCTGTAATTGGCAATAGTATGGTTATACCTATAACTGCCATTATGGTTTACAGACCATGCCGAGCCGATATTGTGTAACGGTCCTAAAAGATTAATCTCTAAAACAGGCTCGTCAACAGAATCTACAACAAACACCACACTATCCTTTATAAAGGTTTGTGTGTAGTTAATCTGCTTTTCTAAACGGTCTATTTTTAAGCTGTCCTTTAAGGCGTTAAGCTTTAATTCGGTTATGTGTGTGGATTGGCCATTAACCTTAGCCGTAAGGTTATTAATATCGGTTTGCAAAGCGTAGAGCTTAACACTCATAGCTTGTAACTGCTTTAGCTGATTGTCTACAGTTTGTCGCCACTCATTTTCAACCTCTAGTTTTACCTTAGAAATTTCGTTGACTTTATCAGCTTGTCCGTTTGCAGATATGCAAATAATGAGTGCTAGGTATGTGATTAGGTTTTTCATTTATTCTAAAATCTCTTTTAAACTAAGATTATCAAAAACAATTTCAGCTGTACCTAAATTTCTAATCCCTATTGTCGTACCACCAGCAACAAAATCAACAGAATGCGTACCAACAGTTAAGTTTGGTAAGGCAACATAAGCATCACCTTTAAAATATTCCGCACTTGTTGACCCTGAATTTTCCTTTATTTCATAGGTTAGTCTGTAATTATTTCCAATAGTCACAGACAAACCTGTATCTAAAAGCCTTCTACTGCCAGTATCCGCAAACCTAGCTGAGCCACCATAATCAGAAGTCCAAGTAACCGCAGCATCTGCAACATCCCATCCACTTAAATCAGAGTCAAAGGTTGGGTTTGTAAATAGTTCAGGACCAAGAGTTACATCTTCTACATTATTTTCACCTAAAATAGATATGTACGATAATTCAATAGACTTATCTAAACATTCTACTTTAAAAGTGTATGTAGTAAAATCTTTAGGTGCTTGTACGTATATTTCTTTTTCAATTAAATACCAACCCATATAAACATAAGAGTCAAAATCGTAAACTAAATCTAATGCACCAGCAGTTCTACTAAACGACAATCTCAACTTTGCAAAATCAAAGGAATTTTCGTGTACGGGATTATTACCTGTGTCATCTGTTAGACTAAACGTATCTGTTGAATCAAAAATATCTGGAAAATATCTTGCATATAATCTAACCTTTATTTTTTGAGGCTCGTTATTTTCTGATTTAAGAACAATATCCTGAGACAGGCTTTCACCCACAGATAACTCAACAACTTCGCTTGTTGTATCTAACGGAGTGTTAGAGTCCAATGGTGTATATGGCACTTTGGAATCTGGATTAGTCCAATTGCTTATACCTGCTGTATCAAAATTGGTTTCACCTAATAGTTCTATTGGGTTTGCAAGAGAATAATCGTTATCTATTTTCTTATTTATTTTTTTGCCATTATAAGAATATTCTACAGATATATCACTTAGATTAAAAGTACCTGTATCTTCTATTAAAAATTGAATTTCGTCATAATCCATATATTTATAAAAGTCAGTAATCTCAAAATCATTATCACTGTTTTTTGTCATTAATTCCCATTCACCATACGGCTCAAATGCTTGTGTGAAAAATTCCGATGATGGTAGTTCGGCAGTTCCGAAATAATCTAAAGAAGCATCACCTGTTCCACTTGTACGAGTCAATGTTCCATTTTCTAGCCCACCAGAAGAAAAAGCACCATCAGCCGAACAAACAAGTATGCCTGAATCATAAGAAACAACCGTAAACGTTAATCCAGAATATTCTACTTGGTCGCTTGTATAAGTGTCGCCTTCAACTATTGATGTTGGTGTAGCGTCTAGTCTAAATCCTATGTTGTCACCATCTGGTATGTCATATGTGTCATCAACATATTTTCTAACATAACCCGTTAATGTTTTGTCCGACAATATTAATTTTAATGATTCAAGCTGTTTTGCAGTGGCTGGTAAAATCACCTGTATAAGAGCCTTGTCTTGAAATTCTACATTTTCATTTCTTACTAATTTTAAATATTCGGAATCTCTAACAGCGGAAACAAGACTGCCAGAATCTAACTCATCATAGTATTTAATCGTTGCATCTGTTGTATATCTATGTCCTATTGATATTTCACGCCATTTTTGCAACCTTTCGTAATTATCTGAAAAAAGTAAATCTGCGTTAACAGTAAACGATGGTCTGTTTCGGAAAATCTTTATAGATTGATTTGGTCTTTCTAAATCATTTAATTTGTCAACCATAGGTTGCCAAAGAATGTTGTTTAACCTTACGCCTGGATGACCATTATTCCAAAAAGGTAAATATCTATCTTGATTAACCATATATCCCTGAGAAGATATATCTACAAAGTCCACACCTTCTTTTATAGAAGCATCATACACCATAGATATGTTTAACAACTCTGCATTGTTACCTATCTGGCTTGTAAAGATAGGTTGTGACCCTATTGATTTTATTGTTCGTGCTGTTTTTTGAATAACGTCACGCCAATATCTTGCCTGTAGATTCCCCCAATAAACAACATCATTTTCTTCATAATTTGTTAAAATATAAGTTGAATTAAAATCTTGAATACCTGTTGTGCCAAATCTAGTCTCATTGTTATTAATCGCATTAAACAAATCTAAATAAGTGTCGCCAGAATTACCGTAACCCTCGCAAGTCCAATCTGTAAGCGAAGAAACCATGCTTACAATAGATTTATCTTTAAAATCACGAGCGCCACCACCCATAAAAGATGCACCAGCTAATAAAACCCTATCAGAATTTTGTATTGTTAATATTGATTTACTAACATCCTCAAAAGTCACATTGCCACTACCATCTGTGGTAAGCACTTGACCAGCCGTGCCATCAGCTCTAGGAAACTCATAGTTACCAAAACCTGTTTGTAATGTAGAACTGTTAACAGTAAAAACAGGCACAGCAGATCCATTTGTACCACCGTTGGCTTTTAAAATAAGATTACCGTTAATAGTCTCAAATGAGTAGTCATTAACAGCTGTATCGTCATCTGCTGGGTTTTCAATAACAAGACTACCACCTGTATCTGTATTGTTTCCAGCAATTGTAAGACTTCCGCTTGTAGTGTCTGCCTCACCTAATGTTAGGTCATCAGGTATAGACACTATATCATCTAATAGAGCAAAAGTACCGCCTTTGTTAGGTAAAAAATAAGTTCTATTTGCAGACAACAATCCTGTTGCAAATGTAGCTGTGTTTGCTTGTGCTTTTAGTTTGAAAGAATTTAAACCAATACCTAAATATCTGCTATCTGTTGTATTTTCAAAACGTATTTCTGATGTTCCTGGTTCAAAGCCAACAAAACCTACTTGTGTTGGAAAGGTTGCGTCTTTAAAATTGTATAAAGTTGCCTCTATTTCGTTATCAGTAACATTACCACGCTCTACTACATCGTCAAAAGTATCACCACCACCCAAAGTTTCCCAAGAGTCGCCATCCCAAATCTGTACTTCGTTTACACCTGTGTCTACAACGTAGATTTGTTTTCGGTCATCTGCACCAAGGGTCATTGCATCGCGTTCTGCAATAGTGTATTGCTGCTTATAAATTATACTTTGCACTTTTTGGTTTTGTGCAAAAGTCAATGTAGTTAATACTACTGCTACTATTGTTAAAATTGATTTTTTCATGTTATTCACTATCTATAAATAATTTTGCTTTTTCTGTGTCATAAGGGTCAAAGTCGGTTGCGTCTACAACTCTACCAACTACATATGTTGCAGCTGTTGGGTGACCATAAAAATGATTACCATCTTCTATAACCATAGGATTTGCATTTTGAGACGTATTAAAATAAAGGTCTGCATAATCTGTAACTGGCAACTTTAAATAGTCTGGTAAGGTTTCTGGCAATTCAAACTGCAACACATCGGTTTCTGTTACAGATACTAAATCAATACCAGAAACACCAACCTTTAAATTAGCATTACTATTTACCCATTCAAAAGAGGTGATTATTGCTCTTAGGTTTGTGTTTTCTGTAGCATTTAACAGGTTTAGTGCATAGTTGGTAGTACTAAATGACGCGCGCGCTTTTTCTAATATTTTTGAAAACCCAGAATCAAAAATAATATGCGTTATTGCGGTGTCTAAATACACTAAAACTACATTGCCTGCAGAGGCATCAGCAGGTGTTACATTAGCATCTAAATCTATGTCTACAATACGTTTTTGTTTCCAACTAAATGAATTTTGTAAACCACTAATTTCATCATCATCCAAAGATCTATAATCGCTAATATCACCATTAGTAGTACCTAAGTACTCATAATAATCATAATACACAGGATCGCCTGCGCTAATCTCTACTGCAGAGCGTGCATCTTGCACATACTGTATCTTACCAGAAGATTGGTTAGATTGGTCTGCTATCATTGCGGCACGCGTATTGTTTGGTGCTGTATCGTAGCGATTTTCTACTATAGCCGCTGCATTTATAAGGCCTTCTAAATACTGAAAGTTGGCATTTATTTTTTGACCAGCTACTCTTGCTGGATCACCAAGGCCATCATTAACAGCATTACCTATACCTATTGTTTGAATACTCATGGTTATATTGGGTTTTCGTCAAATGTTCTACTATTGCTATCAAAACTGATATCATTACGATCAAATGTAAAGCCTACCAATTCTGGCGGATTGTAAACTACATCTATATCTACTATAGTTGCACTGCCTATCCATATTTTATGTCTTACATCACTCATTAGTTGGCTAGTATTAATACTTCTTTATTTATTGGTAATACAGACGTAATGTTACCTTGTCCACTAGCAAAGGTTATGGCATTAACATTAAAGTCTAATTCGGCGCGCGCATATACACCTTCTGGATTATCAAAAGAGGCACGCGCTTTTAGTTTTATAATAATGGTATCTGTATTGTTGTAATTAAAAGGAATGTTAACCACAGCATCTACACTGCTTTCTTCTAAGTCGTACACATCATAATAATCGTTTACAATTTCGGCACCGTTTTTATCTACGATAAGCCTAGCATTAGAAATATTGTCAGTAAAAGTTGGTTCGTCTACATCTAAATCTACTTCGTATTGCGCACCAATGGTTAGGTTAAAATCGTTTGGTAGTGCTGGTGTACAATCTAAACGATAGTGCTTTTCTGTTTCGTTACCAACGTCTGCAATACCTGTATTTACATCGTTATAAATTTCTGTAAAAGTGATTAAATAATCTTTTAACCGCACAACGTTTACAGTATCTGTTGCCGTGGCACCATCGTTATCTGTTACTTGTATCTGAAAGGTGTAAAAATCGCCTGTAAGGTTAGATATTAATGTGTTTTCCGCATTAGGTGTTGCAAAGTTAACACCTGCTACAGCTGTAAGCTGAGACCATTGCCAAGACACTACAAACCCATCAGGATCGCCAGACTCTGATGTTAGTTGCGCTGTTGTTGCGCTGTCTGAAATATAGATAGTATTACCAGCTTCTACAAAAGGCGGTAAGTTTTCGCCTGTGCCACCACCATCATCATTTTGGTACACGGCTCTATTTATAGTTAACTCTACTTTGCCATTATCAATATCCCAACGTCTAATACTAGAAATAGTATAATTACCAGGCTCTTTGTAGTTCCAGCGAATCATATCATTAAAGAGCACTGGCATCTTTATACCTAAGTCTACCTTTACGTGTGGCACTTTAAAAAGGCGTCTGTAAATCTTTGCATGTACATCTGCAAATCGCAATTTTTCTACACCATACAAACTATCTGACCACTCTAGCCATTGGTAACGGTTTTGTGGTCCTTGGTTACGGTAATAAATATTAACTAAAAAATTACCGGTTAAATCTTCTTCAGTGGTTTCAACAACCATCTGCTCATTATTTTGGTAGTTATAAACAACATCCAAAACATCTACAGAGCCAACAGACTGATGCACTACGTTTGTTATATTTTCTTTTATAAGGTTTGCACCATCTAACTGCACTACGGAATAATACTTACCATTTTGAGTAAACGAGTAAAGTATAGGCACTGTAATTGTATTGTAAACTACAGGTGTTGCATTGCCAGATAATTTTTGAAGCCTAAAAGATTTACTAAATCCACTAGGATCGTCCGCAAAGTTTAAACTTTTAGATAAGACATTGGTATAATCTTCTGAAACAACATCGGTAAATGTTTCTGTATCTATAAAACCTATTGGCTCAATCTCTAAACTGTTAATTTGTACGCTTACAATTTCTTCGTCTGTGATATAAGGCTCGTAAAAAATAACATCGAGCAATCCGTTTTCTGGCACCACAAATTCAAAACTTAACTTTTTAGATTTAGTGTTTACTAAATTAAGAAGCTCTTCATCACTTGTAGGACCATCAAAATTAGAATAGAGTGTTGCACCATTAAATGTTATTTTATAAAACAGTGGATTATTCCAACTACTTACAACACTTAATTCTTGGTTATAGTCTGTGTCGTTTATAGAGATTTCAAACTCTAGCTTGTATTTTTCTGAACGTTGCAAATACAACTTACTTCGCAAACCAACATATCTATTTTGATTAAAAATATTGGTGTTGGAATTATAAAGTATAATATTATAGTCTGGTGCCACTGCTTTTGCATAGAATGTACCAATCCACTCAGTGCTATATATTTCTGGGTTAACACCAGTGGTTACTGCCCAACCATCATTAATTTCATTGCTTTGCGCTTGCAAAAATTCTACAGGCTTACGCTCATGATCTATAGTTACAATACCATAAGGCACAACAGCCGTAACCTCTGGAGTGGCTATAGACTGTGTATTAATATCTTTAATGTTTCTGGTAAGGTCTACGTTGGCCACAAAAGCACCATCTACATCGTATTCCTTTGCTGAGTAGGTGAGTAGGTTACGCTTGTTTAAACCTTCTAAATGCCAGTAACCCATAGACTGAAATACGCAAAACAACAAGTCTTCTGCGAAGTACTGCAATATTTTATAGGCATCATCTTTTTTGTTATTAGAAACAAAATCAGTACCCTTAATATATATAGTATGGTAAGCATCTTGATGATAGTTCTCTATAGAAGGGCAGAAGTAAAACGGCATAGATAAGCCTGTTAACTTTAAGCATTCTGCCAATATTGAAGTGACTGTATTTTCTTCTTCATAAAAACTATCCGGTAAATATTTTCCTTTAATACGGCCTAAACCATCTGTAGATGTAAAACTAATAGACAATGTACCTTGTTTCCATGGCTCACTATAATCATCTGGTAAGATAAAGCCTTGCCAAATTAAGGTGTCGTCGCTTTCTTTACGCATTTCTACCTTGTAGCGTTGTTCATCGCCTGTAAGCATATGATCTAATGCACCATCTACATTATCTGCTGTACTTACTACAATGGTAAACTTTAAAGTAGAGCCAACAATAGTAAGCTCGTCTTTAGCATCACTGCCTCTATAAGATAAATTTACAGAAGAACGCGCTGCATTTTCTAACACTGTAGTATGCGTGTTGTCTGCTGTATCAATAATATCTATATAATAGTTTGGCATTTCTTATCTTTGTACTATGAAGCTATTTTTTATTATTGTTATTGTTGTTTGTCTTTATGTTTTAGGCTTGTTTTTTAACGATTATGTTAGAAAACGTAAACCCTAACTTTGTCTATTTAAACTTTTTTTAGCTCTATCCTGCACCAGGATAATATCTTCACCACTTATGCGCGTATCTAATACCAGTGGCTCACCTGCCATAATACCTGTTGGTGTATTAAGCTGGTTATACAATTCTTTTTGCTGTGCGGTATTTAAGATTAACTCACCAGAATTAACACGCGCCAAAATCTTATCGCCATAATAACTTGTACCACTTACAATACCACCATAGTTAAACTTAGGTATAGCCGCAAAAGCCGCTAAGACACCACTTACAGCTGTAGCAATAAAGGTTGGTGTTGTAAAAATAGCTGCTGGTCCTGTTGCTGTACCAGAGGCTGTTGCACCTGCAATAGCTTGTGATATTGACTGCGCCAACATCATGGAGATTAATTTTGTTACGGTCTGTAACAAGCCTGCAATAAAACCTTGAAATCCACTTTTAGCGAGTCCTAAACTTTCTACAACTCTACCTGTTAGGTTTGCAAAAGCATCACCTACAGAAGCACCAACAGCCTCACCAACCGCTCGTAAGCGTTCCATGTTTTCAGTAAAACGGTCTGTCTGCTCTTCTGTACTACTTAAAAAGTTTTCGTATTGATTAGAAATTACACCAAAATAAGCCTGACTGTTGGCTTCTGCTGCTGCTAAATCAAAATTTAAACTTGGTAAAAATTCGTTAAGATCTGCTAATTCGCTATCAAGCTCTGCGATTTCTAAGTCGTCTTCTGTTGAAATACCAGAACCACCACCAGTACCACCCTTACCAGACAATCCATTTTTAATACCTGTGGTTACAGCATCACTAACTACTTCTTTTACAGCAGAAGCATCTACATCTTCTTTAATAAACTCAATTTTGTTTCTGCTGGTAATAGCATCTATAGCTGCTTGTCCGTTTTGCTTAATGCCTTCGGTTAGATTTTCCCAATCGTTAGCTAACTCTTGGGTAAAACCCTTAAAGACATCTTTAGATTTTTTAGTGTTTTCTCTTAAAATATCTGGTATGTCTGAGAAGTTACCTGTTAAGGCTGCTTTAACAACTGCACCAAAGGTTTTAAATCCGTTAACTATATTATCTACAAAGCCACTAATAATATTTTTTAGGGTTTCAAAAACAAACTTACCAACCTCGAATAGGTTTTTAAACACGTTAATAATGCTCTGTACACCTACACGTACCAAAGTGCTTTCGTTATAGAGGTCTATAAAGTAGTTGGCAATATCTATTAAGGTCTTTTTTATAGGTGCCCAATTTTTATAGATAATAACACCAACAGCTGTAAGACCAGCTACAATTAATCCTATTGGACCAGTTAACAACGCAAAGCCTGTACCTATAGCCGGTAAAATTGTACCAGCTAAAGCGAGTAGTGGCCCTATTGCTGCAGCAATACCACCAAGTACAACTATGAATTTTTTTACTGAAGGTGAAAGATTATTAAATCTATCTATCACACCTGTAAGTAATTCTGCCAACCTTCTAATAGCTGGCGCCAATTGTTCGCCTATAGAGATAAAAGCACCCTCTAAAGCAGATTTTATTCTAAAAAACGCACCTTGCAAAGTGTTATCCATTATTGCTGCCATATCAGAAGCAGCACCACCTGCATTTCTATAGGCCTCAGAAAATTTATTTGCTTCAGTAAAATTCTTTGCTAAAACTGTTGCAACCGTAGCACCTCTTTTACCAAAAAGATCCATTGCGGTTGCATTTTGATTTGAGCTGTTTACAATTTTAGCTAAAGCACCCTCTAAAGTATCACCAGATTTTGCAACATCTAAAAAGATGTTACGTAAACCTGTACCAGCTGTAGATGCATCAATACCAGCATTTACCAACACAGATAAATAACCAGTTGTATCTTCTATACTTGCGCCTGCTGTATTAGCTACTGGTGCTACAACTGCCATAGCTGTTTGAAATTTCTCTAAATCTAAAGCTGAACTACTAAAAGATTTAGCCATAACATCTACAACGCGTTGCGTTTCATCTGCAGAAATACCAAAACCTCTTAAAGTAGATGCCGCAACAACAGCACTGTTTGCTAAATCCTCACCAGTAGCTAATGCTAAATCTAATGTAGCATCAGTAACTTTTAGTATTTCACTAGGATTAAAACCTAACTTAGAATAATTAAGCTGAAGCGCAGCAACCTCAGACGCTGTAAAACGTGTAGTTGCACCAAGGTTTTTTGCATTTTCTTCTAAGAGTTTAAACTGGTCTGCTGTTGCACCAGAAATAGCCTTTACCTTTGCCATTTCTTGTTCAAACTCAGCAAAAGTTTTAACACCCAAAGCACCTAAACCAACTAGAGGCAAGGTTAAACCAGCTGTTAAACTTGCACCTGTTTTTCGTAATTGTGCGCCAGTCTTTTCTAAGGACCTATTAGCATTCTGCATTTGTGAGCTGAACTGCTTTAGATCTGCTAGAAATTTTATATTGATAATTGGACTTGCCACTGCTTATGTTTTATTTTTATCTTTTTTTGCCCAAAAGTTTTTGACTGCTTCTATGTCTTCATCTTTTGGTGTTTCTTTTGCTTTTTCTTCAATATCCCAAACTAAAGGCAGTACTTTTTCTGGTGTTAGGTTGCCACCCTTTTTTTGGTGTGGCAATAACGATGCGTACATTATTGCTCTTGTGGTTTCCCATGTTAATCTAACTTTGCGCTCTTGTTTGTTGTAATAGCCTTTGGTTACGTAGTACCACTCTGTAAAAGACATATCGTAAAAGTCTTCTAATTGTAGTCCTATTTCACCACAAGCTAAAGCCATTAAGTCGCCAAATGTAAGTGAGCTGCTTTGCGCTGGCTCACTTACTTCTTTGACTTTCCCAAGGCATTTGGGTTTGCTTCATAAACCTTAACCTGGTGCGCTGCATAGTCTTCAAAAACACCCTTGAAATTTTGAAAGCCTTGCTGTTGCACATCATCTAAAAGATCGTACAAATCGAACTCGATCTGCTCTTTTGCTGCACATTGGATTGCTGAAATTAAAAACCATCCAAAAACCTCTAATAGCTCGAAGTTATCGACATCTGGTTTTTCGTTGATAAGCAGTTTTAACTTGTCTTCAAATTCAGAAATCTTGTGCAAACCCATGTTATCCATAAAGTATTTTTGAAACCGCATTCCGAATGCATACGGATAGGATTTGCGTAATACTTTTATTTTTTTTGCCTTGGTACTCATTGTTTTATTAGATTTTTGCTGTTATTATTAGATTATGGCGCTGGTACTACACCTACTGTAAGGTCGCCTGAGCCTGTAAACTGAAAGCTTGCTGTGGCCGAGTTACCTACTTCTGCACCTAAATCTGTGTTGGTTACATAACAGCTACCAGAGTAGGTGTCGTCGCCTTCTACATCTGTTGTAAACTCTAGGGTTAACAAATCGTTTGCTAACTGATGTGTGATTAAATCTTTAGGATCTAACTGTGTTGAACTACCATCTGGTTTGTTTGCCCAAAGTGATTCCATAGAAGCGGTCCAGCTGTAATTGTCTGGTGTTACTATGGTACCATTTGTGTCTTTTGTAGCAATCTCGGTTGTATTGCTTGTAATTGTAATTTGCGCTGTTGTTGAGTGGTATAATGTTTTATCACCTATACGCAACCTTACGTTTTTGCCTTTGTAAATTGTGCCTGCTGCCATTGTTTTATTTTTTTATGGTTTGTATTCTACTCTATAATTAAGATCTACCACGAATAGATCATCTCTATCTTCTACTACATCTACAGGGCTACTACCTAGAAAATAGGTTGTAAAACCTTGCACATCGTTATCTATAACATCTTGGCAGACATCATAGATTTCTAAAAGTTCTTTTACGCTTTTAGATAAAATGACTATTGCCATTTCGTATTCTTTAAGTCCATCTTTTGACACTCTATCGGTCTCAAAAGCGTTGTAACTTATTAATGGTGTTGTTTCTGCATTTTTAGGACTGATAACAAAATCGCAACGTGTGCCAACTTTAGCTGTTATCTTATTACTGTTAGCAAATTCTGTTGTCATTATTTGTAAGAGTCCGTACATCTTATAACTGGTTTATTACTTTTTGTAAATACCTTTCGGTTTGTGGTACTGCTTTACCAATTACTTTACCTTGGGTTGCTTCTTTTGCTTTATTCATAAAGAAATTGGCAGGTACTCTTTTTCTAGCGCCTTTTGCATTTGCATCACTATTACCTTTACGGTTGCGCTTAAATCCTCTACGGTAAATATTATGTCCTGGTATTACAAACTGACGTATGTACCAGCCATCATACTTTCCTGTACTTCGTGGACCTACAATTCCCATTGGTACAGCTGCGCGTCTCATAACTTGAAACTTAATAGACCTTTTACCTACACCTGTATCTTCTGGTGCTAATCTGCGTGCTGCATCTATTGTAGATTTAGCAGATTTTCGCAATATCTTTAGTATTGGCCTACGCTTATCTTTATCATTGCTTAGCTTTTTTACCTTGGCTTGCAATTCTCTAAAGCCTGTTATTTGTACCAATTCTTTAGCCACGATACTCACAGTTTAAAAGCATGTACATTTTACGTCCACCAAAATCTGCATTGGCACCTGTTACATAGTAGATTTTACTATCTTCTATTACTGCTAATTGCTGTAGGTTTAGTGCTGCAATATCTTGATCGTAGTGTATGATATAATCGCGCTTATTAATATCGAACACCTTTTGCTCAAAATCTTCTGAGGACGATTTTACCATTAACTGAGCCCAAACGTTTTTTACAGATGTCTGTGTACGCTCTTGGCTATTGATATCTGACTTTACGGTTGTAAAGTTTACGATCTCTACATAGCGGTCTAGCTTACCTATAGTTTCGTTTACTGCCATTGTCTCTTAAACTTATGGATTAAACTATAGGACATGCGCGGCAGATTGTTAACACTATCTGAACGCTGCTCATAAAAACTACCTACTAATAGCTTGCAAAACTGTACAAACTGCTCTGGCATAATCTCTAAGCCATAACCAGCATCATACGTAATGACCACTGCATCTTGTCTGTTATAGAGCGTTGGTAAATCTGTTTCATCATTAAAATAAATGACTGGCTCACCGTAATGATACCCTAACACATATAGGCCTGTATCTAAAGTTTGTAAGGTATTGTCCTCATCATAATACTTTATCTCTAAACCTGTTTTGTATGGTGTTTGCGTAAGCAACAATCTGTTTACAAAGGTTGTTAGCTTAATGGTTACCGTATAAATTTTTAAAGAACGTGACGTGTAACTTTCTGCTTCTGCTACTGCAGCATCTATATAGGACTGTATAAGATCGTCCTGATAAGAATGTGTAATATTAAGATGCGCTTTTGCATCTGCCAAACTTAAAATAGTTGGCTGCGTTACACCTTCTTTTAATACTGCAAAATTGCTAAACATGATTACACTTTTGTTTTAGGGTTTTACGCCTTTTTTGCTACACCAGCATCAATTAATATTTCTGCCTGGTCTTTTATGAAACTAGCGGTTTCACCTGCACTGTACGCTAAACCAAATAAACCTGTTGGTGATGCTATAAATTCTACTTTTACACCGCCTTTTGCTACGGACTTAATAAATGGTTTGCCTGATTTATATTTTTTTGGCTCTTGTTTTGTTTCTGCTTCTTTAGAAACTTCTGCTTTTTTCTTTGCCATGATTTCTACTTTTTAATTGTTTTAATAAGTGGTTAAGATTTGGTAATTGTTGTAGGTTTTAAAAAAAAGGCTGCTACATTACACAGCAGCCTTTTTCAACTAACTAAATAAACCAATCTATGAACTGAAAAAAATTATGCTGATAAATCCCAATCTTTTACTACTGAGAATGCTTTTGGTTGACGCACCAAGGTGTCAAAGAATGCATTTACTGTGATATCGTAGATACCTTCTTTTGCTTTCTTGTCGATATCTAAGTCATAGAATCCCCATTGACCAATGATTAATTGACTGAAGTCGCCAAAAATACCTGCAGATACTGGGTCTGCTGTACCTTTTGTTAAATCACCAGGCACTAAGTTAGATACACCTACCATGTAACCATTAATAGTGTTATCTGTTGCCATTAGATATCCTAAATCACCAGCTTCGTGCTTTGTCTTTTTTAACTTCCCTTTTGTGGCAGCATTAATTAAATACGCCATTCTTGAAGAATTAGCATTTGCTACATATACACCAGATTCTAAATCTACAATATGCGCCCAAGTTGGTGCTGCACCATTGGTACCACCTACAACTGCATTTGTACCTGATGCGTTAAGAATACCAGACGCACCATTAATACCATCTACATCTAACGCGTTTGCTACCACAGCGTTGATTTCGTCAATCGTTAAACGCTCTAAATCTACATTAGACTGAAAAAGGTTTTGCATAGACACAGGAACTGTAGACGCTAAACGTCTTGGTGTCATAGACTTTTTGCTATATGCGTTTTTAGTAGGATCTACTGTTGCAATTTCACCTTCCCAAGTTGCAGTAATGCCACCATCATTAACAGGAAAATCTACATTGCCTGAAAGATTAGATAAATAGGTTGCGCCCATTTCTCTAAGAATTGGTTTTGGTCTTAAAAACTCAACTGGTGCTTGCAAATCTGTTGCTACTAAGTTGGCACCATACCCACCAGAATCTTGTGTAACTGTTTGTCCATCTGCACGTAATTCTGTTGGCATTGCAATACCTGTAATTGCTACACCAGAATCTTTAGCGCGTTGCGAAAATTCTTGGTGCATTTCTAATTCTAAACCATCTAACTTTTGGTTAGGTAACAATGAACGTATTGCTTTATGAACGCTGTAACGTTTCATAGCTTTGTCCATTTCTCTTTCTTCACTACCTGGTAATCCAGCACCTGCACCTGCTGATTCGGCTGCACGTTTTTTAGCGTCCTCTACTGCTTCAGCTCTTTTGATTTGTGCATCTAAGTCTTTAATCTTAGTGTCGTTTGCATCAAAAGTGCGTTGTTCTTCTTCTGTAAAGTTTGGATTTTCTGATCTTGCTTCTACAGTTTTGATTAAATCGTTTTGAGCGGTTACTAATGAGTGTCGCTCTTGTTTTAAATCATTGCTTGTTTTCATGATTATGAATTGTAATTATAAATTAAACATCGAGCTTTACTAAGTGATAAGCTTCGCTCATTTTCTTTATTGTCTTCGCCTTTTTGTTCAGCTTTAAAAGCGTCTAGGCTTCGTTTTCCTACGGTTGCATCTTGATATGCTGGGTACGTTACTGGTGAGACGTCGTAAAGACGTTCTACTTTTACGATTTGTCTAAGGTCTAACTCGTCTGAACGTTCTTTCCAAATAACTTCTTTTGCTCTAAATGCAAATGATGACTGTGTTACATCGCCTTTTGCAATAGCATCTTCTAGGTCTTTTGCATAGCTTCGGTCTGGTGTTTCGTAGCGATACTTTAATCCTTCTTCATCTATAGATAGGGTTAAAGTGCCTTTACCATTTACCGAACGCGCTAAGATTTGGTTAGGATCGTGGTTAAATAAACATCTTACATCGTCGTTAAGAACATCATCAAAAGCACCTGGTAGGATTTCTTCTTCAAACCAGTTTGCTATGTTTGTACGACTGTTGAACTTTGCTGCGTGACCTTCTATTACTGATGGTCCTTCTTCTGAGTCTTCGCGCTTTTCTATTGTTACTGGCGACACAAAGAATCGACGTTCTGCATTTTCTAATGCTGCGATATAGTCTTTTTCTTTACTCATTTTCTTTTTGTATTTGTGACTGCTGCTGTACTTGTACTGGCTGCAGTGGTTGTGTCATATGATCTAAACCTGTAGAGTTGTAGTCTTCTTTTTCGCGGATTTCATCACCGGATAAAATGCCACCGTAACGCATTTTTGTGTAATAGTCTGCCTTAGACTTAATGTCTGCTCTTAGTACTGCGTTGGTGTTTGATTTTACATAGTGATCGCGTTTTTCTGTTGCGTTAAACACTTTGCAGGTGTACTCTTGCTCTAATTGCACTATCCAAGGCATAAGACAATCTTTTAAGTGGTCTATGCTTGCTTGCTCTATAGTGCTGTAATTATGGTCTGCAGTTTGTTTTAGTTTGTAGGTTGAAATATTAAACCAGCGCGCTATATCTTCGATGGTTATTTTTTTCCAGTCGATTAGCTCTGCTTCTTTTGCTGATACCTGGATGGATTGCCAGTCCATACCTTCATCTAATACACCTACATTGAACGCGCCACCTCTTGATAGGCGGTTTTCCATACCTTCTGAAAGGATGCGTTTTCCGTTATCTTTTAAGGATTTATCAGTTTTAATGATTCCTAATCCAAAACCTTTTGAGTCGAAATTAGTTTCTGCAAAGGCTTCTGCGGTTAATGCTGCGTTTAGGTTTTTTGCGGCATACTTTAATACTGAAACACCTGTGTAACCGTTGGTTGTAAAGCCTTTAAGGTGTAGCACTTCTGAATTGTGATAGGTGCCAAACTTTGTAATAAAATAGAGTTCACCTTGGACCATTCTTATATCTTGAAGATCTGTTGGATGCACAAAGTGAAATGCTACAGGCTGCCCTGTTTGCGGATTGCGAACTATAACCGCTACACCATTACCGCGCAATAGGGCAGTGGCTACTAAGATTTTATGAAAGCTGTATGCTGTCTGGTTTAGATTTGATTGCTTGGCTATTAAATAGTTTACTGGATGATTGGGCTGTTTTTCTTTTCCGTTGGCTACGTTTTTATAGACTGCTTTTGGAAGGGTTGCGATATCATTGGATATGATATCTACTGCATTATACAAGGCTGATAAGGTTAAGGCTCTGTCTGTTGCTATTGTTGATGCTGTACCAGTGAGTCCGCCAAAAAAACTACCAAACACACTATTGCCGCCATTATTTGCGTTTCGCTGTTGTGGTAGGGCGTCTGATAGTAATTTAGCGAGCATAGTTTTTACCTTATACTCGCTAAATTATTGGAATAGGTTAGGGTAGTTGTCTAACTTTGTTAGAGTTGTTTAGGTTGGTTAATTTTCTATTCTGAAAATAGCATCTTTTAATGATTTTACGGATAAATGCAAGTACTGTTGCGTGGTGCTTATTTTCTTATGACCTAATAAGGCTCTTATGTGTTCTATTTCTAATGATGATTCTAATAGGTGCGTGGCCCTGCTATGTCTTAAATCGTGTAGCCTTATCTTTTTTGTAATACCAGATTTTTTTAAATTGATCTTTAGTACTTTGGTTAAGCTCATTGGGCTATATTGTATTGAACTCTGACCATTGAATAAATATATTTTTGGTCTGTATTTTTTATAATACAGCCTTAACAGATTGAAACAGTTTTTTGGTACCGGCACCATTCTATCTTTACGACCTTTACCGTTTACTATTCTTATAGTTGTTTTTGTTTTACAATGTAAATATAAGCACATTTATTTACATAACCAAATATATTTGTAAATATTTACGTTTTTATTTACATTTGTGATATGAACAAAAGAATAACATCATTTTACACAATCGTTTTAGACAGTAAGGTTATCGCTTTTGGTAACCTTAAAGACATTCACTACATATTTAAGAACATCTATCCAGAAGCTCGTAATTATCAATTCTACTATCGCAAGTTTCAAAAAGAGCCTTATTTTGTTTGGGAAGGTTATCACTTTCAGCAACTCGTATGATTACCGCAAGAGTTGTAAAAAACAACCCTTGCTACGATACAAAATCCACCGTTTTTTTACTTTTTCTACTCATATACCAAATCCGTTAGCCACCATTTAAGATGACGTTGCTTTGATAATATCACGTTCTTTAGTCATTTCAAAAGCATAGTGCCAGCTTTCATTTGTACCACAAGTCACAGCATAGCTAATACCGCTTTCTCGAACATTTATTCCAGTAACAAGTCTTTCAGCCTGTTCAGGGTCAGTTCGTAAATATACGCTATCACCAATATCAAAGTGAAGAACGTGCTTTTCAAAAACGGTGGCTAACACTGTATAACCGTCAGGCTTAGTGTTTTGCTCTTTTGAAACTTTAGTCTTAGTTACTTTCTTTTCGCTCATTTAATAATGTTTTTGTGTTCAGTCGCCCGAACGGTTATACTCGTACGTTGTTGTAGGCAATTTAATTGCTCGGCTTTTGGCATATATCTTCGCCACACCACTCAGAGCAACGCTTAATTCCTTTTGCATAGTTTTCACCTAAGCAATTAAACTGTTCGCTTTGCCCAACAACTACGGGTATAGATAATTTTTTAACTACAGGTTTTTAGTTCGGTTAATTTTTTCCTTTAAGGCATATAGATAAATCGATGTGTATGCAATTGCTACAGCTAATGATATTATTCCAAAAGCAATTGCCTTAGCTTTTGTTTCTTCAGAATAGTTTAGGTCAACATTTTGAATATTAATAATAGCCACTAACCAAAAGACAATAACATAGCACCATCCAATTATTAAGAATAATGTCCCAAATAAAAAATCGGTTGTAATTTTAAATGTTGCCATAGTGTTTGATATTTACAGTTATTAATTACTCGTTTTCATAAAGGACATCCATATTGTTTTGCTTTGACGACCTGTAGTGTGTCCGAAAAGTGGTTTGTACGGAATTAAGTTTAATATCTCACTTGACTTAATCTCAGATTCATTCCACTTAAATATTAAAGTGCCATTTGGTTTAAGCACTCTCATACATTCATTAAAGCCTTTTGATAACATTTCTCTCCAATTACCCTCTAATCTTCCGTATTTTTTAGCCATCCAAGAGGTTTTACCAAGCGTTTTTAAATGAGGTGGGTCGAAAACTACCATGTAAAAAGAATTATCTTCTATAGGTAAGTCTGTGAAGTCCGCAACGACATCTGGTGCTACTTCAATTATTCTGGTCTTGTCTCTGTCTTTTGCGGTTAAAGTCTCAAACCTTTTGTCTATATACAACACGTCTTGATTTTCTTTATCAAACCAAAACATCTTGCTTCCGCAACACGCATCTAATATTTTTTTATCGGTATTCAATTGTTACAGGTTTTTAGTTCGGTTAATTTTTTCCTTTAAGGCATATAGATAAATCGATGTGTATGCAATTGCTACAGCTAATGATATTATTCCAAAAGCAATTGCCTTAGCTTTTGTTTCTTCAGAATAGTTTAGGTCAACATTTTGAATATTAATAATAGCCACTAACCAAAAGACAATAACATAGCACCATCCAATTATTAAGAATAATGTCCCAAATAAAAAATCGGTTGTAATTTTAAATGTTGCCATAGTGTTTGATATTTACAGTTTTAGTTTACTAATTATTTCAGCGAGTACATCTACTACAATAGAGTTACCAGCTTGTTTATACATTTGAGTATCTGAGCAAGGCATTTTAAAGCTATCCGGAAACCCCATAAGACGAAAACACTCTCTTGGTGTTAACCTTCGGATTTTGTAATCAGATAATAAAACATTAACCTTATTTTCTGTTCTTCCTGCCGGTATGCATCCCATGTGTCCGTTTTCAAAATAGGCTCTATCTTGTTGCGATTTATAACCTTTACCTGATTGATCCCATTGAATATAATTCTTGGTAACTACCACATTATCTTTTTGTACGGTTGTTAAGGTATTAGAAGTACCATTAAGATTTAGTTCTAGGCGTTGTTCTGTAGGTAAACCTGTTTCTCTACTTGTAGGATTTTCTGGATTACGACCTCTAAGCACACCAATCATTACACCTTGATTACAAGCTGTGTCTAAAGTTTGAGCTACTTCTTTTCCTACTCGTCCTCTACGAGTCTGGCTATTAGGCTGGCTAAGGTTTATACTATCTCCTTCTTGTGCAACTTCAAAGCCTTTTTTTGTTGCGGATTTTATTTTTACCGTATCCCAATTATGCTTATCTGTAAATGTGCCTTGACCTCCAGAACGTATAGTATTGGCAATGTCTTTGCCTTGAAAATTGGTTACAGATATAGCGTTCATCCCTTTATATGTACCACAAGCGTTACCAGGTGTTTGTAATGTGTTGGCTATTTCTGGATCTACTTTTGATTTTTGCAGATTATTTTCATTCTGTATTATTGATTTTATTGCGCTATCACTCAAAAAATACTTGTTATCTACTTCAGCTTCGAGAACATCTTTTAAACGTTTGTCTAAAAAGTAGGGTTTTGGCCATGTAAAGGTATTATCTGCATCATCCCTTACACCAACTATAAACACGCGCTCTCTGTTTTGTGGCACTTTATAGTCTTTGGCATTAAGTACCTTCCAATATATATGGTATGGTACGCTATCTTCGTGCGGAAAGAATATAGGATTGCCATTTACGGATTTACCTCCTAAAAGAGTTAACCACTTTGTAAAGGTTTGGCCCAGATCGTCTTTTGCTGTTTTTTTGTCGTCGCTTAGTAAGCCTTTTACATTCTCGAAAATAAAGTAGCGAGGTTTGTTTTTTTGTATAAACTCGTGGCTATTGTAGAATAGTATTCCTCTTTTATCTGCTTCGCCTTCACGTTTTCCGGCTAAACTAAACGCTTGGCAAGGAGGAGAAGTCATGTAAATATCCAGGCTTTTTTTTGGTATATCTCTGTTGTAAACATTTTCTGGATAATAGTCTGGCTCTCCGTAATTAGCTATATAGGTTTGACGAGCGTATTTATCCATATCACAAGCAAATACGGTTTTGTGCTTAATGTCTAACTGCATTAATGCTTGTCTAAATGCGCCTACTCCGCTAAAATCTGAGCCTACTTTTATCATTTTAGTTACAGGTTTTTAGTTCGGTTAATTTTTTCCTTTAAGGCATGTAGATAAATCGATGTGTATGCAATTGCTACAGCTAATGATATTATTCCAAAAGCAATTGCCTTAGCTTTTGTTTCTTCAGAATAGTTTAGGTCAACATTTTGAATATTAATAATAGCCACTAACCAAAAGACAATAACATAGCACCATCCAATTATTAAGAATAATGTCCCAAATAAAAAATCGGTTGTAATTTTAAATGTTGCCATAGTGTTTGATATTTACAGTTTATTTTTTAGCGTTAGTATTGTTATGATTCTTATGATAGGCTTTGTAATCATAACCTTCATGTTTAAATATTTTATAGATTGATCCTTTTGATATTTGAAATGTTGAGCAGATATCCTCTAAGGTTGTGGTTGGGTTTTTGTGCATCATTACGACTGCTGCGGATATTTTTTTAAGTTTTTTGCTTAGTCCTTTTGGTCGTCCTAATGAGCCACCCGATTCTTTATATCGTTTGAGTCCGGCTAATACTTTTTCATTACTTTGCTTTCTAAAGAACTGTCCTATTAGTGCAAATATTCCAAATATTAACTCACCTTCTGCGGTGCGTGTGCTTTCGGTATTGATATGCGGATTAGTTAGGTCCTGAAATTCTATTCCTGTTTTTTGAAAGTGTTCTACTAAGGTAAATAGGTATCTTGGATTTCGTCCTAATCTGGTGAGATCATAAAATACTATTTTGTCGCCTTTACGAAGGACTTTTAATAATTCCTGTAGTTGGTCTCTATCGTCGTTTTTTCCTGAGTCGGTATCTAAATAGATGTTTTCTTCTTTGATACCTAAAAGGTTAAATCTATCTACTTGTATGCCTAAGTTTTGATTTTCTGTGCTTACTCTACCATAGGCAAATACTTCTCGCTGGGTTTTTATACCTTCTGATTTTTGTTGATTTTTAGTGCTTCCTATTGCTTTGCAAGTGTCTAAAAAATCAACTTCGTTTATTTTATCTGTTTCAAGGGTTTTCATGTACTTTATTTTGATAGTTGTTTTAAATATTGTAGAAGTACTATTAGTGTTATTATTATTTCTACTATCATTAACCAATAGACTAGATTTTGTCTTGATTTTTCGGCTTTTATAAATTGCCAATCTAACAGAATACTTGTTAGTAATGGCAATACAAATAGCATTGCTATTAGAGCTATTACAGTTAGGTTTTGTTTCATTTTCTTGTTTTCTTGATGTGTCTTGAGTAAACTATTTGAAATGATACATAGGTTGAGTACATGTACTCTGTATATATTTCGTAGTGTAAATCGTTGAGTTTATTAAAGCATTCTACCATGTTGCGCGCATAGGGTAATTGATTGAAAAAAGTGTTAAAAAAGTTTTTTGGTTTTGATATTGCTATCACTACTTTTTCGCGCTCTATCATTGATAAATCGTAATAACTTTCTATCTGCATTAGGTTTAAGTTAGCCATTAGATGTATGCTTTGTCTTTGGTGTTATACTGTGATTCTTTATTGTCTTCTTCTTGGGTTAGGTTTGCCGCTAAGCCCATTACTGCGGCTTGTATTGCGTCTATTCGTTTTTTTGCGTCGGTCTTTATATATCTTACGTCTTCATTTATTCCGAATTTTACATCTACGTTGGCCATCATCCAACGTAATATTGGATGACCACCGTGTCTTATTTTTCCGTTGTAGAGTAGACGTTCAAATTCCATAGTTGGGAATGAGTAGTAATTAATTGTCTGTGGAAACACATACATATTTACTTCTTGCTTCATTAACTCTTGCACAAGCTCTGTTGATTTGTGCTTATCATAATCTACCCAGCTAACTTTGTGCAACCAATAGGTTTGTAGGATTGTGTTTTTAATATACTCGTAATCTATTTGGTTGCCTGGTGTGGCTGTTAAGATTTTACGGTTTTGTAAGTAGCTGTATTTTTCTAAATCTTCTGAAGTATAATTTATATAATCTAGTAGGTTAATGTCTTTCCAGTAGGTATATGGTACTGCATCTTCTTTTGAGCGTTGACGCACTGTGTCTTCTGGACAGAAGATAAATGGTAGAATATCTACAAAGCCTTCTTCATCTGGTTTGCTTACTAAAACATATGCACTTAAATCTGTTGTGCTACTTAGGTCCATACCTGATGCGCAACCGTATTTTGCAAAGTTTGATAATATTGGTTTGGCTGAGTTTTGCATCCATATTTCGTCTGGTATTCTTACTTCTGCAGAATCTACCCAAATGTTTAGATGTTTGGTTTTAAAATTTGGTATCTTAGATGGTTGGTTTTTTGCTTTTTTATATTCGGCACGTAAATAGTCTAGTGACACTGACTTTCCTAAATTTGGGTTGGCTTTTACCCAATTGGTTTCGTCTTCCCAGTCGTCGTCTTCATCTAAGTCATGGATCATTATAAATGTGCGGTCTTCTTCTTTGATGCCTTTTACAATGTCTTTACATACGTCTTCATACTCTTTACAAACTCCGGACTTGTTAAATCCTGCAGTGGTGATAATGTAAATTAATGGTTGCTTTCTGGCTCCCATTGCTGACTCTAAAACCTCGCGCACTGAGTCGTCTTTATGAGAGTGGTACTCGTCTATAAATGATGCGTTTGGCGACAGACCATCTAATGTTTTAGAATCAGATCCTAAAAATCTAAAGACACCCATATTGCGTGTAAAACGAATTTCGCGCTGTGTGTTTTTAAAACCAATTGCTCTGAGTTTAGGTGATGTAAATACAAATTGATAGGCTTGCTCCCAAAGGATTTTTGCTTGCATTTCTTTTGTGGCGCCTACATATATCTCTGGTGAGGATTCACCATCAAAAGATTCTAAGTATAATCCAACACCGGCAAGCGGTGCTGTTTTTCCGTTTTTCCGTGCTACTTTTTCATATACAGTTGTTATAAGTCTAATCCACTCACCAGATTCATTTTGTTTTTGCCATGCAAAAATATTGTAGTATGTAAATTGCTGGTGTGGTGATAATGTAAATGGTTGACCTGCTTTTGGTCCTTTTGTATGTGTAAGAAACTCGTTAAAAAAATCTATTACATGCATTCCTAGAGAGTGATTTAGCCTATATCCTTTTTGATCTGCGGATTCTATTAGTTTGTAAAATCTATCTACTGCAGCTTTTATTAATTGGCCAACAACTATTTTACCAGACTTGACTGATTCTGCGTAATGAAATGGTGTGCTCTGTAATATGTGTTTTTCTAATTTCATTAATTAGTTTTTCTATTAGCAAATCCGGTAAATAAATCACCCTGTGAAGGATCTACCATTCCTTTAAGTTCTTTTTCTGATTTTGGATCTAAACCAAATAATTTAAAGCACTGCATTATTGCTTTTTCTGCATCTCGTTTTAAAGTTACTTCTACAGATATGTTTTTAGCACCTGATTGATATTTTTGGATATAACCACTTCCTGGTTTATTTCTGTTTTTATTACGTATTTCTCTAATGGCCCATTCCCATTGTTCTAAGTTTTCACATAAAACTTCTAGAGTTGGTAAATGAATTGATTTTAAACTATCGTTTGCAATCAATATTTTTCCCATTCTCTTATAATGAAATTTTGCTTTACTCCCTAAAAAAGCTGATGGTTTAGGAAGCTCTTTTAAAAATTCTGAACCTTTACTTAACGACACTACTTGCATAACTGTTATTTTTAACCCCCCCCCTTCAAAACTTACACCGAGTAAAATTTTGATTAAGTGGCGATGTACACTTATTTTAATTTTTTATGATTTAACCCATCCCCTCTATTTGAATGAGAATCTCTACCAGATTTCTTATTATGACAACTATGATTCATACTTTTCAACTCTTTTAAATCATATGGATCTAATCCATTATCTAAAAGAAATTGTAACCCTCTTGTGTGATCAGCGACATCTGCTTGCCTAACTCTACCAAGTCTAACACACTCATCACATTCACACAGCGGATTCAACTCTCTTTTAAGTTTAGAAACTTTGCGCCACTTGCGACTATTATAAAACTTACTATTGTCTTTTCGTCTACCAAAAGCGACACGCTCTTGCACCCACGGTCTTTTAATATTACCTGGTTTACTTGGCATAATTAATACGGTACATCATTATTATCATTCAATACTTTCTCAACTACAGAAGGATCTACAAACTTTGTTTTGTTCTCAATAAAATGCAATCCAACATTACCAAGAGCACCATTACGATTCTTACTAACTAACAAACAAGCATTCTCATAACCAACCAAACCAAGTTCCTCATATAAATCCGGTGTTGTTTCTGGCTTATATCCATAATAAGAAGGCCTATATAATAACCCAATAACATCTGCTGCTTCTTCAATAGCAGAAGACTCTTTAAGGTGATGCTTCCCAGGAATACAGTAACGAGCCTTTCTAACCTCTCTACTTAACTGAGACAATGCAATCACAGGTATTTCTAACTCCTTAGCTAAGTTTTTACATGCCCTAGCAGCTTCACTAATATTTATTCTAATATCCTTATCACCACTAAACATCTGCACAAAATCAATAACTAATAATTTAATATTGTTCTTACGCTTCATTGCTCTAGCTTTACGCTTCATTTCTAATACAGTAAGCGCGGGTTGGTCATCAATATAAATAGGCAGCTTACTAAGTTCTTCAGTAACTTTAAGTAAACCTTCAAAATATTTCTGTTTTTCAAAGCCATTACGCATCAACTGATTTAAGTGATAATTACTTTCATTAGCAACACCACGAATAGCCAACTGTATCACACTCATTTCCATGCTAAACATGCCAACAGCATTACCTTCTTTAGCAGCAGACAACATAAAGTTTAAAACCAAAGCAGTCTTACCCATACCAGAATCAGCACCAATAACAATAAAATCTTCTTTTTGCCAACCACTAAAGTGTTTATCAACAGCCTTTAATCCAGTTGGAAGCCCTGTAATAGAGCCTTGATTATTAGTCAAAAACTCAACACGTTTAGGAATACTAAACATAGCATCAGACCAACTTAAAGACGTATGACCTTTAGAAACCATTTCAGAAATACCATCAACCTTACTGGTTGCAGATTCTAACAAATCAAAAACATCTACGGTTTCATCATAAGCATTTGATATAATATCATTACTTATAGAAATCAATTTGCGCTTCATGTAATTCTGCATAATTATTCTAGCAGAAAAATCTAAACTAGCAGAATCATTAACCTTTTCAGTAAGCTGAATTAAATAATAAAAACCACCAACCTTATCTAAATCACCATTTACAATCAACTGTTCAGGTACTGACTGTAAATCAACATTTTCACTAGAAGCATTTAAGATCTTCATAGCTTTAAATATCAGTTGGTGAGCAGTTTTATAAAAAACATTCTCATCAGTAAAAACCGATAACAACTCATCCATAGCTTTAGGGAATTGCAAACACGCACCTAATACATAAACTTCCTGATCTACAGCCTGTGGAGGCAATTTTCCTTTTTGTAATGTCTTATCCAATTTTCTTAAATTCTGGTCTAATTACTTTATCATCATTACTCTGGTTAGCATTCAAATACCTAACCCTATTCTTAGCGTACTTTACCAACTCACCAAACAAGTTTTTAGGATAATCTTTACCATCCCAAGTCAAATCAAAATCTTCAATAAAGCTGTTATAATCAGCATCAGTTTTAAACTGCTTTTTAAAACGCATTTCAAATTCCTGCTCAAAGCGAGAAGGATAATTAACCTTTAAAAATTCTGAAGCTTTTTCTTTATATATTAAACTTGTATTATTAATTGTAATATTCTCATATATTGAAGTGACTTTTTCGTCACTAGGTAGTGACTTTTTCGTCACTAGGGTAGTGACTTTTTCGTCACTAGGTAGTGACTTTTTCGTCACTAGGCTAATTTTACGTTTATTCCCTTGTATCTTATTGACTTTCACATCAATATATCCACGTTCTTCAAGCTGACTAATCCATCTACTAATGGTCTTATGATTTACACCATAAAGCGCCGCGAAATAATCATTTTGAGCCCAGCAAAAACCCTGAGCACCACACAAGGCAGTTATCTCACCATAAAGCAACTTAGCATTAGCTTTTAGTTTTATATCATACCTAACATCTGCAGGTATTATTGCGTAATAATTTGGTTGATTTATCATTGTGTCAAGGTTTCAACAGTTTCTCTAAGAGACTTAATCTCTGATCTAAAATTCTTAATATCCACAGATGCAAAATGATAATCAGAAGGCAACTCTGGCATATCCATTATTTTTTCAGAAATCTCTATTTCTTTATTCAATTCTGCAATACGCTTCTCAATACAGCGTATTGCTTTATAATGTTTTAATTCAGGCATAGTTATAGCGTATTAAAATTATACTCAGCCTTCAATTCACCATTAAACTTAGTCTTAACCAAGCAATGATAATTGTTAGGCACCCTAAAACCAGTTATAGGATTAAAATTGGTATTCCAAAAATCCTTACGACCATTAAGGTGCTGCTCTTTATACTTCTTACTCATACAAACCAGGTATTATTAGCTGCAAGTGCTAAGATGATTAAACCAATCATTAAAAGACAATACCATGCAATTTTATACGTATTAGATTCTTCAGCCATAGTTATTTACTTTTTAATTATTTCAAAAATCATATTAGGATCTATATTTAACTTCATCACTCTACGTTTTATAAACATCTCAGTAACACCACACTCATAAGCAGCATGCTTTATATTACCACCAGGAAAGTTTTTTCTTAAATAATCGTCTACCTGTTTAATATTCATTTTATCCTTCCAATATCTAGCGGTTACATTAGCAACCCAGTTTCTTTTTAAGCCAGTTTTTATACTTATTTCATTATCAGCAACACCTTTATCAGCAAGTTCAAAAACCTTAAAAAAATCAGATGTCTTATGTTTATAATTAGCCATATCACTACTAAAAAAACACTCTTAACTACTCTTATTCGCTAAGAGTGTTCAGCTATTAATCAACACTTAGTAAAGGCAATGGTGTTAAAACAAATTTTAATTGTTATACTTAAAATTTACGAAGCCTTTACATGGTTAATCCCTAATTGCTCAATAAAGCTATCTACAAATGCTTTGCGCTCACTATCAGTAAGGCAACGCTCGTACTCTTGCTGTATGCAGGTCTTCAAAAAATATTTGTAGATCCGTTACTGCTTTGCAATACTACTAATAGAGTAGTGGCAGTGGTGATGCAGCAAAAAACAAAGCAATTTTTTAGCATCGCTATTATCTTTCCAGTCTGTTAAGGCATTAATGTTAATATCATAATGGTCCGCCACCAATTGCTCTAAGCGCACCACACGCGGATCTACAATACAACCAAGCGTTACAGTATCATGTATATCTACACCAACATATGTACCGTTAACCAAGACTTTCATTATTTATAATTTTAATAAAACATAAAAGGGTTTTGAAGCGTCAGAAGCCATATTGCTGAACAAACCCGATTGACTAAAGTTCTTTAGGTCGTCAATCCTAAAGCCATTTTTATAATTCGCGTCAAACTATACGCTAAGGGGTTCCACTATGTTATGGGAAACGAAAGAACAGCTTCTCACCTTTATGTTTTATTTATTAATTCCAACTTCTTACGAGCCAAGGCAAACACCCTTTGCATATCTTCATAACTCAAGCCAGCAGCTTTAAGCTCGTTTATCCACTTATTAGCTAATTGCTCTGGTGTCATCATCATTAGTATTATCACCATCCAAAACCAATACAGGATATTGCTTACCAACCCTACAATTAAGACTACTTTGCAAATCATAAAACCTACTCACACTATCACTCATTACTTATCGTTTAATCTGTTAATACAAGCAGTTGTAATGTATAGCTTACCACTACGATCTGTAAAATGTTCACGCTCAGTAATACGTCCATCCTTCACCATGGTCTTAACCGTTTTTATACTCTTTACACCATCTATAAGCTGAAACTTAGCCACCTCATAAGGCGTTACCTTAGTACGTTTCATCAGTCTAGACTTAGCCTTTTGCAGCTGCATAGCAGGTTCTACCAAACTAGCAGGCACTACAGCCAAGCCCTTAGCAGCCAAACCAGCCACCAATTCATCTACCATTTGTTTTTGCGACTCACTCATTCCACTTCTTTATTATTAACTCTATACCAGCAATAAAAAATGCCAGTAAAAAGACAATTACAATTACCTTAGTTACCGACACTTCTATCATTTTCAATCATATTTATTTCAATACCGAACAATAAAGCCCAAAACACCAAGCCCAATAGCACAAAAAACCATCCAAGACCCATACGTTCATAAAGCATAAAACCTATACCAACCACCAACAGTAGCAGATACATTATATGCAAACATGTGTTTAGCTTCTTCATTGTTGTGTAGTATTTTCATTAGTTATATAAGCAATAAGATCTGCCTTTACCTGGTTGGTCAATGCCTTGGGCACAGAGTAATAACCATTAATCCAATGATTGGTAATTGTTCTTGGTGTCTTATTATAATCTTCAGCCAATTGCTCAGCCAAAGCACTTTTATCATCAACAAGAGCTACCAACTCTTTAATAGTTTTAGTTTCTAAATCATTTGTTGTCACACTCATTTTTCAATTGTTTTAACCACCAAATAATAATTTTGTATATTTGTGGTGGTGGTTGACACTAGCAAAAATACTAACTAAAACAAACAAATACAAACTACAACCTAACTAAAGTTTGTTAAAGTTCGTTATTTATATCTGTTCTAAATAATTTTAGAAATAAAAGCAGATGTGATAATAATGACATAGACATGGAAAATATTGAGTTACTTCACGATATAGTAGCCTCAAAAAGAGAGAGTTACAAAATATCATACAAAAAAATGGGAGATGTAATATCTTATAGTGACGTAGGAATGAAAAAGGCTCTTAAAAACAAAACCTTATCAATTCAACAGTTACAAAAAATTATTGATGAGTTTGAATTTAAATTGCCAAGTTCGAATATGTTAGCAAAAGAACCCGAAACCAGCTATCAAGAAGATCTATTAGAATACAATGAAGAATTAATCCGTTACAAAGCCAAAACCCTAAACGAGCTAAGAGACATAGCCTATAAGTTTTTGGCAAACGAAAAAGAACTTTACCAACACCATCTGTTACCAGATAATCGCGAAATGCACTTTTGGTTACGTTATAAAGAAATTGTAGATAAATACGGTAGTGTAGACAACTACCTAAAACAAGAAGTCTAATCCCTTCGCTAAGACGCGTTTCTGCGGCCTTTCATTTGCGCTTTAATTTTTTTTTGTATAGTATTAGGCATATCACGCAACTTTTCATGGTGGTGCAGCTTTCGTGCCAACCAATCAATAGTATCTTCACAAACCACTTGGCCACTATCCCTTAACTCTTCTTTTATGTCGTCTAAGCGGCTCATTTTATAAGGTTACTATCTTTAGTTGTGCCATACAAATCTTCTAAAAATTCAGCATGGTTGTCCGTTCTATATTCCCACTTTTGCAAAAGGTTAAAATAGTTTAACAAAGACAACTGCAAAGACTTTACACGTTGTTTTAGCTCAGTAATCTCAACCTTGTAACGCTTAGGTAGGTAGATTAATAATAACACCATAATAACAGCACTAACAATAGCCACGATATAGTACCAAAAAGGGCTTAATCCTATTCTGGCATAAGAATTTCTATAAGGAAAAAAAGTAATGACAAAATAAAACAATGAAAAAAAGTAAAGCGCACCAATAATAATATTAGCAAACAACAAACCTTTAGAATCGTCTATATAAATAGTTACCAAACGCTGCAGAAAATACCCAAAAGCAAAAAACAGCACAGGGTACATCATACTAGCAAAAAAAACAGACCAGTACTCATAGCCAAACCAGCCACCTTTATTAATCTCTGGATGGTACAAAAAATAAATGTGCGCAAACATAAAGAATGGCACATTTATACATAAAAATACGGTAAAAGGATTAGCCACCACTATTTGTAGGGCCTTCCTCATGGTCTGGTATGCCGTTACAGTTGGTGTCTGGTGCTGGGCAACTTGCTGTTTCTTCATTGTTAAGATCGGTTGTTGGTGTACAACTTAGCACAAGCGCCAACAACGCGAGAATTAAAACTACTTTTTTCATTGTATATAATTTTACGAGTTAATAATTAACTATAAAATACGTATATACAAGATGTGATAGCCTTAGATTTTACTAAAGTTATACAATTATTTTTAACTATTATTAATTAAGGGTAAGGGAAAAATAGTTAAACTAAAACAGGATGTACAATATACATCCAAAAATATAATCTCACTATTAAAACCTATATCATTTCGATTAAATGTTCGCTTTTTTCGTTTTCAATGTTAACAATTTATAAAACTATCAACATGATCTGTAAGTACATTTTTAATGTACTGGTTAAGACTAACACCAGCCTTTGCCGCCAATACATTCAACTTGTGCGCCACACTATCTTCGTCTTTTAAATCACCAGGTATATCAATCAATTTTTTCAAAATGAATCTATTAATTATGGGTTAATAATGCAAATATATAAAATATATATGTTATATATTAAAATAATTTACTAATTTTGTGATTAATAATAATTTACACAATGAAAAAGTTACTCTTAACAATAAGCATTACCTTTATTTTTAGTACAGGTATTAAAGCTCAGATTCCAACAAAATTTGGATCATTTAAACAATACATCACTAAATCAAACGATACACTAAAGGTAGGTGATAAAATTACCTTTGGCTTACCAACCAACGGAAACCAGTATATATATATTACGCAAGGCAATGTGCCAGCTGCAGCAAAAATAAATGGAGATACGGTTACAATTCACAAATTAAAAAGCATAGGCAACAAAACCAAAGGCTATAAAATGTATGCCCTTATTAAAGGTTATGGCTTACTTCCTGTATTTGTAGATATTGAAGCCGCAATAAAAACTGAAGAAATAGAATTGTAAACATTACACACAACGAATTTGTATAAGATTAGGTGCTAAATTCGGCAGAATTTACACCGTATAAACAAGAACAAAACATTGAATTAAACATTAACTTTAAAAAAGTCCACAAGCACTTAATTTTATACGGTGTTATGTGGCGTTATTTAAGATGATTGTAATTAAGAAAGTAGCGGATAGAAAATTAGAAACAGACGTTGAATTAAACACTGATTGTTTTTGCCCTAATTGTGGTGAAAAAGAAGTTTATACTGCTATTGGTGAAGGTGATTATTATGAAGGACCTTATAATTATTGCAAAAACTGCAAATGTGCGTTTACTATGCCTTCTTGTGGTGTAGATGAAAATATAGAATTTATTTCTAATGCCACATAACGGTGTAGCTATGAGTAGTGCGGGCATTACAGCACTGACCTAAATACGAGTATTAACCGCTCCCGCTTCTTTTTTGAGCGTGGGCAAAAACGAAAATAAAATGGAAACTATAATTGAAAGAAAAGACATTACTGAAGAAACTTACCGCGAAATACTTGATGTTGAAACGCATCACAACCACCCAATAATTAAAGACGAAAACGGCACTTTAAGGTGGAAGGAAAACAAGGACACTTGTAAGTTTCTTAGAAACATTTCACTTAATGATTTATGCCCTTTACTGAATAGTTTGGGGTATGATAAGAACTCTGAACCATACAGACAGCTTTACCGAAATATGGGGTATTCGCTTTTTGGGTATTGGGAAATATTCTATTGGGAAGTGAATAATGAAGGTGCTGAAGAATATACGCCAAATGAAATGTGCGTTGGGAAAAAAGAAGCATAGCACAGACCTTACTACGAGCTACGACACCCGCATTACTTATAGCTGATGTTGTAGCATCGTTTTAATGTGCTACAACACCAAGCTATGAAACGTTGCGAGGCACGAGCTATGATTTATAGCGACTGTTGTGGGTAGTTATTCAAAAAAAAATCATAACAGCGAAATTATTTTCTCATGTGCCGCATCGCGCACACTGAGCGGAAACTCATTAGTATAAATACTATGCGTGCTTTGTTGTGCATGGCCCACCAATTCCATGGTAATACGTTCATCTATTAGCATCTGTTGCGCTCTATTAATAAAAGAGTAGCGCGCACCTTTAGTCAGCACACGCACACCAAGCCTTAGATCCTTAATATAATCATTAAGCCGATCATTCATATTGCTTACAAAATCATTCTGAGATTTATACTTATGTATTGGCACCAGGTAAGGATAACAGCCAAAACGCTTTAGCAATGCCTCAGCTTCAGGAAAAATCTTATTGTTTATATACACACTCGTACCACCTTTAAAACGGTAAAACTGCACACGCCCATCATTAACATGCTCATCATAGCGCAGATTAGCCAAATCAATAGCATCAATACCACCAAGGTAAAACATAAGCATAAAATAATAGCGGTAAGCATTAATACTATCTATAGAGCTTTTATAATCGTGCTTGTTTAAAAGAGTCCTGGTAAAAAACAACTTTTTCAGTTGCGCATCGTTAAGATGCTTAGATTTGGTTTGCTCTTTTTTAGGGCGCACACCCTCAAAAGGATTAGGTAAATGCAAAGGCTTCACCTTATTAAAAATAGCATTCAAAGTACGCATATAGGTATGCACACCATTAGGCTTATTGGTTTTTAAAAGTGCAGACATATAAGCATTAGCATCACTTTTAGTAATTGCTTCAATAGCCACACCAGGAAAGGCCGCATTAAAACTATTCAAAACCGTTTCGTACAATTTACCATTAGTGCTACCATCTACCAAAACCAAACCAGCATCATAAAACGCGCCAGATTGCGCCTTAATCTTACCAAACAATAACTGCTTGGCATCAGCATAACTGTAACGTTGGGTATTAATATCCGCAATAATACTTTTTTGATTCAACAGATCCGCAATTAACAAATCATATTCCGGATGCTGTTTTGTAATGGTTTCAGTAGCATCATTCCAATGCTCAGGCTGGCATCTAAAAATTGTTTTCTTAACAGGAGATTTACCAGAACATCTTAAAATTTTATATACCGGAAAACCATTAGCATTTGGTTTCTGACTCAATTCTAATTTTAAAGATGCCTTCATGGTTTAATCACTTTTTAATCACTTTTTCACACAAAAGTAACACATTTTACCACAAAAAACATAAAATAATAAAAGTGAAGCAACCTATAAAAAACAGAAAAACCCTAGAAATACTAGGGTTTTAGTTCTGTGATCGCGACAGGATTCGAACCTGTGACCGTCTGCTTAGAAGGCAGATGCTCTATCCAGCTGAGCTACGCGACCGAATTAAAAGTCGGGGTGGCAGGATTCGAACCTGCGACCTCCGCGTCCCAA